CCTGATAGCAAGCCTAATAGTAAGTCTAATAATAAGCCTAATAGTAAGTCTAATAATAAGCCTGATAGCAAGCCTAATAGTAAGTCTAATAATAAGCCTAATAGTAAGTCTAATAATAAGCCTAATAGTAAGTCTAATAATAAGCCTAATAGTAAGTCTAATAATAAGGATAAGAGTAAGTCTAATAATAAGCCTAATAATAAGGATAAGAGTAAGTCTAATAATAAGGATAAGAGTAAGTCTAATAATAAGCCTAATAATAAGGATAAGAGTAAGTCTAATAATAAGGATAAGAGTAAGGATAAGAGTAAGTCTAATAATAAGGATAAGAGTAAGTCTAATAAGCACAAGAGTAAGTCTAATAATAAGGATAAGAATAAGAATCAACCTAAGCAATCTGGAGGAGATGGAGGTGCCGATTGGGTTCAAAGAAATTTTGGAAATGCTCAAACACAATGGAATAACACTTTCAATAATAATGGATTAGCCCAACAAGGAAATTTAATTCCAACAGTAAAAGGTGCCCCAGCTGTCCTCCAGAATAATTTACCGCAAAGTAGCTTGAGTAGACCTTTATCAAATCAAAGAGGTGGAAAAAAAAGAACAAGACGGAATAAAAGAGGTGGAGGTGGGTTGTTGGGACAAGTTATAAAAACTGCATTAGTTCCATTTGGATTATTCGCACTTCAAAAGGCTTATTCAATGAAAATGAAAAATAAATCTAAAAAAAATTAAAATTGTTGTAAAAAAGTATTAACAATCTCCGAATATTTATTTTTAACAATTAAATTATCAACATTATTGTGCTTATCGTGAATATTATCTATTTTTTCTCTCATTTCAAGAATATCATCTCTTGGTAAATTAATTTTACGATTAACATATGTTTCCTCAGATTGATATACATAATGAGCAATAAACGCAGGTATTTTATTAAATGCAACTGTAGTTCTATTGAATTGCGGTTCATCGCTTATTAAATTTCCATCTAAAGAGAACATACGGTTTTTATTATATATATTGTAAAAATGAGGATTCGACGCATTAATACATTGTGACGGTCTAACAAATGTTTTTACATGCATATTTAATTCTGTATCTGATTTTGTATAATTATCAATGATTAATCCATCTGGTTCTTTTATATGATTATTAGACCCAAAAAATAACCAATTAATCGCCAATGAATCGGTGAAATAAAATTTATTTAATAATTGTTTTACACCATAATAATTATTTAATACTAAAAATTCATCGGAATCTAAATATATAAACCAATCTGCTTGAAGTTGTTTAGCGATAAAAAGAGCTCTATTCATTAAATACATTTTGGGTGAATCATTCATTTCGCATCTCTCTACAAAAACTCTTTTATCAAAATTATTGAAAACAGTTTTTAAAGGAATAACAGATTTATGGTCGAATATATATATTAAATTAAACCCAATTAATAAATGATGTGCTGCCCATTCTTTGATATTTTTTTCATCTCTTGCATTAGTAAACAAAATAACATTTTTTACTGGTTTTTGTTTAAATTGAGGAAACTCCACTAAATTTGTAAAATTATTTGGGTTTTTATTAAAAATAAATTGCATTTTATTATATAAATACAAAGACAAATGAATTTTGAGGATAACTTAAAAAGATTTATTTCAATAGACAATGAAATCAAAGGTTTGAATGAAAGAATTAAACTTTTGAGAGATAATAGAACAGAATTATCGGATAATTTAATAGATTATGCAATTAAGAATAATATATCAAATAAAGATATAAGAATTAATAATGAGAAAATAAAATTTACATCATCTAAAATTCAACAACCATTAACATTCAAATATTTAGAGAAATCATTAAATGAAATAATAATGGATAAAAATAAAGTTGGAAATATAGTTGATTATATAAAGAACAAGAGAGAAACCAAAATCGTAAATGAAATAAAACGATTATCTAATAATAATATATGAGTTATATTTCAGACGATGATTTAATTTTTTATGAAAAAGACGGGAAAGTATTGAGCTGTGGGTTTAGTATAGAGTCCATATTAATGAATAATAACCGAATAAATAAAGGTGATAAAGGAAATATGCATGGTGGAGAAAGAATAAATTCTATTTTTGAGAATTTGGCAGTTCCTGCAGGATTATCATACAAATGTATAAATAAAAATAACGAAGATAAAGAAAATAGAAGTAAGGAGAGAAAGGTTGCAACAAGTGAATATTATGAAGACGATTATGAAAAAGAAGTAATAGACGATGCCTTATATAATAAGTTATTGAAAGAGGTTGAACAAACAGATAAAAGTAAAAACAAAACAGTAAAGAAAAAACGAGGAAATGAAAATGATAAAAAAAAGAAAACCGTGAAGAAAAAACATTAAGAGAATAAATATAAAGAAAAAATGACTATCCTTTTCTTTTTCTATAAAAAAAACAATACGCATTACTTGTAATCAATTTATTCAAGTCACTAATTTCAGTAATATTATTGTCATTGAAGTGATACCATTTTTCATTCATATTTTTAACAAAAGATGTATAATGTCCTCCATAAACATTTCCAGTGTGATTGCAAATCGCATACAAATCATATATGTAAGTATTTTTTTTATATCCAATAACATATTTACATAAATTCAAATCGTTTAAAGGAAAATCAACAAGAATTTTTAATTTTTTATTATTTATTGTAAACCTCTTAATATCAATAACAAGAATATTAGGTAAACTCCAATATGACAATTTTTTTATAACATTTTGTTTTTCCTTTGTTTTTTCATTATACCATGCATTACTATCTTCTAATATTTCGCCCTGTAAATACAATTCAAAACAATCCATTAATGTAGGGTTTTTATTATTAGAAGGTATTGGTAAATCAATAATGAAAAATGGTTCAGGTGTATTACTTAAAACAGTTTTATTATCAATAGATATAATTTGAGAAATATGAACACCGTAAAATAGGTCCCAAATTTCAGAGTATTCTTTGGAATACATTTTTTTCACCATATTGAAACACTCTTTTGCCATTTTATCTGTTTTGTTTACTATTTTACCAGAAATATTCATATTAACTTCTCTAGAGAGTGCATTATGGAAACAATCAATTAAGAATATTAAGAATTCGGGTAAATCATTTTGTTGATAACCTGTAAAAATATCTATTCCTTTAATTTCAGAAACAGTTTGTATTTTTTTAATAAATTTATTAGGAGAGATTACACAATTTTCATTCCACATTAATTTTCTCAATTCGTCCCATTCTAATAATAACATACCTTCATTGTTATTTTTAATTTTGCTTTGAAATGTTTTTGAATTCAATAGGTTGTTCAATTCATGAGTATGGGATATAACTTGTATACAAGAATTAATAAAACAAGTATTTCCAAGATTTACCAATCCAGATAACCCGTTATTATTTTTATCCATTTTAATAAAACATATACCAGTATATTTATATGTTTTCGTCAAAAAATATATTTAAAAGTGAATTACTTATAATATAATAAATATGGAGTTAAGTAATGAGGAACACGAATTTATCCTGGGGGTAGAAACAGCGATTAGTTCCGCAGAACACGAATTTTCTAAATTAGATAGAGAAATATTGGAATTACCTGGGTCAAGTGGAAGAAAAACTCGGTTCTTTTACAATAACTTACTTCAACTATTTAGTTCAAGAATTTTGCATTTATCTGCTCCAACTGATTCAAGTGTTATAGCTTCTTGTTTAGATAATAATAATTCCAAAGTGTTTGTCATAGATAATATTGATAATTATTGTAAAGAAAAAATACAAAATACGGTAGAAAAATATAAGGGGAATAATTATTACAGATTTTTTAATATTGCTACAGACAATATTGATACAAATAAATTATTCAAATTCAATATATTTTCATATCACGCAAGTATAGATTACAATCAATTATATTCTGCATTACCAAAATATATTAATAATATGAATGATACTTTTGTTGTTATTTATAATGATATAAATTGGTCCTTTGTGAAAGAAGCGATAACAAGGTCTATAAATGACCTGAAGTTGTCTATTTTGTTTGAGCGTGAGATTAAATTGACAAATGATGAGTCGCATACTCCGATTAATGTAGCACTAGAAACTTGGTGGAATGGTCTCTATATTGCGGTATTGAAAAAAAATAAATCGGGTGTGGTTCTTTAATTTCTTTTTAAATATATTTAATCTCTTTAAGTTCTTTTAATTTCTTTATAAACGCTTGAAAATATCTGTTATTTGTTTATTATTATCCTTTTTGCTATTGGTTTCTCTCAAGAATTCATCAAATAAAAGGATTTTTATTTCTTCGTTTCTTAATTTTTCTATTTTATCATTTACTTTATCCTTATCTGTTTTTGAAATTATAGCTGATACTTCCTTCTTATATTGCTTCAACTTAAAAGATTTATGTTGAAGTGTCCATATCTTTTCCAATATTAAAGCGAATAATTGTTGAACTGGTTTCATAATTTGGTTTGTAATATAATAGGAATAGTCTATTTTCAGGTTGTTTTCCAAAACATAAGTAGGGGTTTCAATCTTATCTTTTTGTAACGCCTTTTTGTCTTTATTGTGAATAAATATATAAGGAATTCTATCTCCAGTAGATGGTTTATTCCCTGGGTCTCTTTCAGTAATTCTATCTGCCAATACTTTGTGAGAGATTTGGTTCGGGTTCTTATAATCACTTCTCAAAGATTTGCTTATAATCAATTTCTCTATTGGATACTTTTCGTCAACCATATTTCTTAAACATTTTTTCAAATAATCAATCGCTTTTTTGATATCTTGTTCTTTCATTAAGATATCAATTATCTCTCCGTAAATATCCTTCACAATTGGAGCATTATCTCTTCTTTTCAATACTATTCCCATTTCTTTTCTTTTACATTTGTTTATATCCGTCTCGTAAAGCATTCCTACATATCTCTTCTTTGACAGAAGACAGAATGGCATAAATGTCTTCTCATATTCCAAATCGTGCGGTCCTTTTAAGAAACTTGATGCTAAATGTCCTGCTTCTTGAGCCAACTCTATAGTTATTTCTAATGCTTCCTTTCCTCTTATCGGAACATTATCTGGGGTTTGTAAGTTAAATGTGAAGAATACCGAGTCCGTGTCTCCATATATGTACTCCGCTTTTGTTAAAACAGGTCCATACTTTTCTGTTTGACAAATATTATTTCCATAACATTCTTCAACAACAGTTTTCGCATAATTCAGTAATAAACGCCCAGTTGCTGTAGTAGAAGCTGCACAATCTATCTCATAAAAGGAGCTTGTCTTTGCACCACATTGTCCATATAAAGAATTCGCCGTAACCTTATACCCAAGCTGTCTTTTATCCAATATATTTTTAATAAAATCGTCTTTTTCTAAAGGTATTAATTTCCTCGTTGTTTTTCTTGCCATTAATAGTTCTTCTAAAATAGAAGGCATAATTGCTTTTGTTCCTTTTGGAAATTGAGCGAATCTACATATTTTGTATCCACAAATAGTTTTCTTTTCTGATTCCGTTGGTGAATTACGAATATATTTGAATGTATCATATTTGATATCTACATATTCATAACCAGATAAATTATCATATTCAAATTCACCTTTATCATTTTTCTCTCCAAAAACTTCAACTAAATTTCCATTCAAATCATATTCTTTTGTCCAAACCTTACTATCGTGAGATATATTTTCGCTTATCATAGAAGAAGGATAAAGTGATGCATAATCCACGCAAGCAACTGGGTTATCCAAATATAAATCGCATTTGGGCTCAAGAACGATTGCACCTTCATAACCATCATTATCCTCTTCATTCTTTTCAATGACAGGCATTAATGTTCTTTTCTCGCGACATTTTTTAGCCACATAACTCGTTAATTTAATCCCTTGACCACGAAGAACTAGAAAGTTTATTGGAACGCTACATATTTTCGCCATTTCTGTGAACCCAGTCCATAAGTCCACTTTTCTCATTAAATGATGAACTAGATTACAATCCTGAATACAGTATTTCGCAATTATGGAACGGTCATATGATGTGCCATTTGTCATTCTAAATATGTCTTTCGGTGTAACATCATCTTTTGCCAAACACCATTTTACTTTTTTGTTCGTATTCAAATTTATTTGAACAATTCCAGATATTTTGAACTCACATTTTTCGTTGTCGATATCTATAATTTCAAATTTCGCTCCATTATTATAATATTCGCTTGTATGTCCAATTTCTTCAAAATGAATATAACTTCCGGTCATTAATCCAGTCATATTCGTTGTTACGAAAACGGTTGTGTCATCGTCTTTAAGTTGTTTTACTTCTTTAATATAATCCCCGATAAAATAACCGGCAACATAATCCAACTTATAAGACGACAAATTTTCTTCACGCCGAAAATAATTATACAAATCTATCTGAATTCTACCATTCATCTTAATATACTTCAAGTCATGCTCACCGCTTGCCAACACGATTTTTGTTTCTTCAATATTATATTGATTGGTTTTATAATCTCTGTTAACACACAATTCATCTTTATTTTTGGACAATTTCAAGAATTCTTCAACGCAATCATTCTCTTGAGATCTACGAAAGATAAAGTCATAATCAAACCCAAATATATTGTATCCAATAATTACATCTGGATTTTCCTTTTGAATAATATCTCTCCAAGCTAATAACAAATCCTTTTCTGTTTTATAAGTTTCAATTTGTGAATTAGCAATTTCTATATTATCACAAGTATTCAAGACAACACAGTGGTTCAAATAAGGTGTTTTGTCTCCGATCTTCAGAAATGTTGAACCAATGAATGTAACTTTATCTCCATTCAATTTTGGAAATATTTTGTTTAGTGATTGGTTCAATTTCATTATCTTTGTAAAACGGTCAACTTGTGCATCTTGGATAATATCAATAATCGACGCATTTTCATTCGAATACATTTTTTTATAAAAGTTTGGTTCATTATCATCGTCGTCTACATTGTTTTTATTATTCTTCTCAAATATAGTTTCTATTCTTATTTTATTATTGAATTCCTTCATGTTGTTGTCATTTTTTATTTTATAATTGAACCATTCATTAATTAAATCGACTAATACTTCTTTGTTCTTTGGTGGATCAATTGGATATACAAAATCTATCATATTGTTTTCAGGTGTTTCAAAATTGAAAGCAACCAGTATTATTTTCCTCAGTATATTCTTTATTTCAGTCTCATTTAATTCTGTATATTTTTTGTTAATTTTTTCAAAATATTCAATTATATTTGTTGCGAGTTTCTTATAAGTTTTAATTGGCACAGGGAAATCGCCGTGACTACTACTTGCTTCTATATCAAAACTACATATTTTCAGAGGAACTAAACTTTCTTTATCATTAATTGGAACAATATTTTTATAATTTATTTTGAATTCATAATCACAACTCGTCTTTTTGCTTCTGGTAACAGAAGTTGTATGTTCAGCCGGCAAAGATATCCAACCAGAAGGACTTATATCTTTAATATGGAAGAAACGAAGTAATGGAGGAATGTTGGATTCATATATATAAGTTTGGGTTTTATTGAATTCATATCCGTTCTCTTTTAACTTCCTAGTATTTGGGTCATACCACAAGTTTTTCACTTTATTGAAAACAATATTATTCTTGAACTTGAATACGACGAATTTATGTTCTTTTCCACCATCAAAACCATACAATTTTTTTCTTTTAATTATTTTACATTCTGTTATAGAATTCTTATAATAGTCGTTCAATTCTCTCAGGATATGATTTAAAAACGCATTTTTAGTAGAAATATTCCAATCATCTCCTACTTTTACATAGAAGAATGGATTAAATCCATCTACAATTATAGAACAAGATTTACCTATTTCATTCAAGCCGAACATTTGAATAATAAATTCGTTATTATCTTTATTATTTCCATTCCCGTTTTCAGAATTATCATCATCACTACTTGTATTAACATTATTTACTTTATCATTGTATACATTGAAGTCATATAATCGAAACATTTTATCCATTCTTTTATTCTTTATTCTTTATTCTTGAAGTTTTATATTTATTCTTTATTCTTTATTCTTGAAGTTTTATATTTATTTAAATTCAATTTTATTTAAAATATTCTTTAAATAAAATAAAATGATGAGCAAAAAAACAATTCAAGCAATCGCCGTGTTTAATAGCGGAAAAATAAAAGGAATTGTGAAATTTAGGGAACACGAAAATATGGTATTCATTGATATAAACATTTCTGGGTTGAAGAAGAACGGATTACACGGGTTTCACATTCACGAATCGGGTGATTTAAGTGATAATTGCGAAAGTATGTGTGCTCATTTTAATCCTTATAATAAAACTCACGGATGTCCTGGGATGAAGAATAGACATGTTGGTGATTTAGGAAATTTGGAAACAGATAAAAATGGTTGTGCTATATATACTATTACAGATGATATAATTAAACTTAGGGGAAATAAGGCAAATATTATAGGAAGAGGATTAATAATACACGCAGATGAAGACGATTGTGGTCAAGGGGGCAATGATGTAAGTTTAAAAACAGGTAATTCTGGAAAAAGAATTGCTTGTGCTATAATTGGTTATTCGAGAGATAATTTCTAACTACTCTTTTTTACTATTTTACCTTTTTCTTATTTATTTTGTTTTATTTCTACCATATTTACAGTATTGCATTTGACTGAAACCTTTGGGTCTATTGCAGTTAATACTCCTTTTATATTTGAGTGACCACTTTCTTTTCTTTATTTTAGTTGTCTTATTTTTGTTCTTTCTTTTATTCGTCTTGTTTCCTTTCTTTATTTTAGAAACTCCTTTTTGTTTATTTTTACTCTTATTTTTTTCAATAATAAAATCAACAAATCCACGGTGTGTTCTCTCACCATCATATTCCTCGATGTCTCCTCCTTTGATATATTTGAATGTTGGAAAACCCATTGGTTTTTCTCCTACATTTTTAAATTTGTCAAACAACATATGGTTAACTTCAGCTACAATTAAATCATCTTCTTTTATTTTTGATTCACTAATTTTATCCCATTCTTTTTTAGCTTGAATACAATGACCACAATTATCCATATATAAAAACATAAATATCTTTCCTTTCTTATTTGTTAAGTGATCATTAATAGTATTTATATTTTTCCTATTTTCTTCTCCATCCTCACTGGAAACTTTAATTACTTTCATATAATAATACAATATTATTCTTCATATGTTATCTGATTATTGGATACTAAAATTTCAACCTTATCCATTATAAAATTAAATGGTTGTTTAATTTTATCATACACATTTTCTACGAAATCAATATGACTAGTCATTTTTTTACAATCTTTTTCCAATAATTCAAAAAGGTTGTCTATTTTTTGATTCATTGTATCTATTTTATTACTTAATTCTTTAAGTTCTTCTTTAATATCTTTTATACCTTGTTCTTCAAGTTCTTCAATCATTATAATAAAGGCAATATTTTTTTCTGTATAAAGAAACTTATTATTATTGAAAAAATGTAAGCGTTTGCTCCCCAGAAACCAGCACCCAATTCTTTATAATAAGCGTTTAATCTATTTCCGAAAACCTTGAACCTGTAAATATAAACATCCAACAAATAACCTATTAAATATGCTAAAACAGAAAAATAAATTAATTCATTATAATTCGTTGGAAATGAAAACCCCAATAGGAAATAAGAAAAGAATATTGTAATAAATAGTGCAATTTCAATTGTTACAGATGCTAGAAACGCAGATTTTATTATGGATTCTTTATAAAAATAAGGTTTTAAAGATTTTATAAACCCAAAATTACTTGATAAATCATTCAAAATAATATCACTGATAAATGAAACAACGAGATTTATAAATAGAAATGTCAATAATTTCATCATCTAATATTTTCACAATCTAATATATATGAAATATTATTATTATTATTTATTTGGATTAATAATATGTTTATTGTTTATCGCTGGAAATCGGTTAATTGTTGAAGGATTCAATACAAATAATTGTCCTGATAAAATATTCAAAAAAGATGGTAACTTGTATTTGTATAATACAAGAATGAAGAAAATACCTGGAAAAAATCCAATTAAATTTGAAACTTTAGATAAGTATTCTGAATTTATAATTTCACAAAATAAAAAAGGAATAAATTGCCCAATGTTATATATACAATCAGGTAAAAAACAACGATTTCCTAGTATGAATAAAACATTATTAGTTGATTCAACAAGGAATGATACTCCATATAATCATAATATGTATCCAGGTTTTGATCAATCTTCATATTATGTAGGAACAACAACTCCTTTAGATGAAATGAATTATAAACAAAAAAAAATGCCACTAAGCCCTGACGCTATGGATGATAATTGGGGAGGTGAAAAATATACAGAAAAAATAATACATTCTGGATATTATTCGGAAAATGAAGTTTATAAATATTGATGAATTTTTTATTTTATTCCAGCAGCAGCAGAGATTAAGTTTTCACCAAACATATTCTGTGCATAAGCCGCACCTTTATATGCGTTGGTTATTGATGTAATAGCTGACTTGACAACTGAGTTGGCAACTATAACCATGCCAAGCATAACAACATACGGTATAATTACTAAAAACCAAGAAATATTTTTATATCCCTTTGAACATAAAGTGTTTAACAAAAGTGCCCAAATTAAGACACAAATGATGTGAAAGAATATTGTTACTCCGCTAGTTTTTTGTGAAACAAGAACTCCAGTAGATAATAATGAAATCACTAAATAAAGTACGGTTGGTGTACAAATTTTGGATAGGTCCATTTATATATAATATATATATACATTATTTTTTCAAAAAATGTATGATATTTTTTATTGAAGTTTTGCTAATATTGCGTTTTTGACCCTTACTATTCAAATAACTAATATTTTGCAACGCATTTTCATTTTCATTAATCAAATAAATTAGGTTAGGCAATGTTTTAAATTTATTCATTATAGCAATAGAAGTTATACTACTAATACCAGGAATTTGACACAACATTATCTCTCCAATATTTTCGGGAGTAATATTATCCTTCTTTACTTTTTTTATTACACTACAATAATCCTTTATTTCCTCTTCTTTTTCTTCCTTTTCTTCTTTTTCTTCCTTTTCTTCTTTTTCTTCCTTTTCTTCCTTTTCTTCTTTTTCTTCTTTTTCTTTTTTAAGCACTTTTTCATCTTTATTAATATAAAATGGAACTCTACCCTTCATTTCCGAATTATAGATTTTGTGAGCGATGTTACAAATCATAGTTGCTGTTTCATTAATATCATTCGTTGATAGAACTGAAAACCCCTTGTAATAACTCAACGAAAAAATGGTGGAATACATTGTCAATTTATTTATATTTTTGTTTTTCATCATACTATGAAGAGATACAAAGTTGCCTTCTATTAAATAATAAATGTTATGATTATGAATTAAGGAGCCGTTCAATCGATAAGATTGTTCATCGTATCTACCATCCTTTATACTTGAAGAGAGATCGGCTATTGTTTTTCTCTCAATTATTATTTTTTCAACACCATTATATTCTAATATAATGTCTCCTATAGGTAAATTTTTTACAACTAAAGTGATATTCTTAAACCGTTCTTTATCCCCGTCTAAGGCAATATTGCATAACTTTATCAATTCCTTCTCTCGATTATCTAATTGAATAATCATACTCATTTTTATTTTTCTGTTATATTATTTATTATGTTGATTTGTTATTAAACTCTTTTCATAATAAATAAAGAAGGTAAAGGTAAGAAATAGTGAATGTAAATTGTAAGAAAGAGTGAATGTAAATTGTAAGAAAGATATTTAACCAAGAAGACCGTTGTGACTGGCAGAATATCCATTTCGGTTGACTTGAACTGGGGATCTTGTTGTATTTGCTAATGAAAATCTTATGCTAGGAATTCTTTGTGGTGCTCGGTAAAAAACAGAAGCAGGAATGTTACCATGTGGCCATCCAACCATACCTCCAAAAATACCAGCCTTCTTTGGTCCACCTAAAGACCCGCCACTTGCAGGAGTTCTATTTGCAATCGTTTCTGAATACCTTGAAGGTCCATTATGTCCAACAATCAATGCCATTATATAAACTACATATATAAAAAAATATTCCTAAATAAATATATATTCAAAATGATATAAATATATATTTATATTACATATAAAATGGAGGAAAAATACAACGATAAAATATTACTTCATGACGAAGATTTTATTAAAAGTGATGATGGGTTAATTTTCAATCCATACAATAATTTAAATGTAGAGATTAGATTGAGCGATGTTCAATCTATTCTAACTAAATATGGATTACCTCCAATTGTGAATAATATCAATCTTTACAAACGCGCATTTGTTCATAGATCTTATACAAAACGACCACAAATTCAGAATTCACTACAAAAAATAACGATAGTGCAACAACCAAATGATTGTCTTCCTCTACATACTAAATCAAATGAAAGATTGGAATTTTTGGGTGACGGAATTCTTGAACTTGTGACAAAATATTATTTATATAGAAGATTTCCTAAAGAAAATGAAGGGTTTATGACTGAAAAAAAGATTTCAATTGTGAAGAACGAAGCTATTGGGAGGATCGCTTTTGAAATGTATTTAAATAAGTGGCTAATATTATCTAAACATGCCGAAGAAAAGAAAATAAGAAACAACTTAAAGAAACTGGGTTGTCTCTTTGAGGCGTTTTTAGGAGCATTATTCTTGGATTTCAATAAAATACAAGTTAAAGATGAAGAAAGATGGTTTGAGAATGTGTTTGTCACTGGTCCAGGGTTCCAAATGGCTCAGAAATTTGTAGAAAATATATTTGAAACACATATTGATTGGATATCCATTATTCAAAACGACGATAACTACAAAAATATTCTACAAGTGAAAATTCAAAAAGAATTCAAGGTAACACCTTATTATTTAGAAATTCATCATGATATAGACACCGGTTATAAAATGGGTGTATTTCTATGTATAGGACAACAATTACACGAGGTTAATATAGAAGATGCTTTAAACATAAATAATATTAAAACATTCAAAATTGCTAAAGATTATATTGAAAATAACGAAAAAATATTTTTATTCTTAGGTGAAGGCCTTCATAAGATTAAAAGAAAAGCAGAACAAATCGCTTGTAAAGAAGCACTTGACAAGATTAATTTGTATTCATCATAATTTATTTCTATTTTATAAATATAAGTGATAAATGATGATTTCTTTAGAAATGCTGAAACAAAAATTAAAAGTAAAGCCTAATAAAGATGAACTCCTTTTTAAACCGGTTGGTATTAAACATATTGAGGTTATTTTACCAAAACAAGAAGACCCTGAGAATTTAATTAGTTCAAAAATAAATATTGTTGATAAAAGAAAAGGAAATAAAATTAATGCTGAAAAAATTATTAAAAAACTTAAAAAAGTAATTAATAAAACCAAAGCCACGAATGTAGAAAAAAAAGGAACATCTATTTTACCACCTGAATATTGGGTGAAAATAGATAACAAAAATATTATTAATAGATTACCAGAGAAAAAACAGAAGGATATTTATAAGGTAAGTAGTTATTATTTAAACAATAGAGAGATATTTGTTAATTTCATCAATAGTTTATTTATTGACTACAGAAATGAAATATTCGACGATTCTTCTAATATTTCATGTGATAAGATCGGTAAATCTAGTGGTGATTTTACATTATTAACTCATCAAAAATTAGTAAGAGATTATTTGAATTTATATACTCCATATCGTGGACTATTGTTGTATCACGGTCTTGGTAGTGGAAAGACATGCACTTCCATTGCTATTGCTGAGGGAATGAAAAGTTCAAAAAAAATTATCGTTATGACACCTGCATCTTTAGAAGATAATTACAGGAATGAAATAAAGAAATGCGGTGACCCTTTTTATAAATTAAATCAATGTTGGGAATGGGTAAGCACATTAAAATATCCTGAAGCAACCGAAACATTATCCAGCGTTTTGAATTTACCTATTGAATATATTCGTTCTAAAGGTGGAGCATGGCTTGTGAATATTACAAAACAAGCAAACTGCAATAATATGGATGATAAAGATAGAAGTAGTTTAAATGATCAAATTAATTCTATGATTGAAACAAAATATGAATTCATTCATTATAATGGATTAAGGAGAGATAAATTAAGAAAAATGACTAATAATTTTGATAATAATATTTTTGACAATACTGTTGTCATTATTGATGAAGCGCATAATTTAATTAGTCGTATTGTAAATAAAATCGCTAAAGAAAAAGATATACCAATTGATGAGAGAACAGGAAAAAAAGAAAAAATAAATAAAAATATTTCATTAATTCTTTATGAAATGCTTATGTCGGCCAAAGACGCCAAGGTAGTTCTATTGACTGGAACACCTATTATAAATTATCCAAATGAAGTTGGAATACTTTTTAATATGTTGCGTGGATATATTAAAACTTGGCAAATACCATTAGACATCAAATCTTCGCAGAAAATAAACAAAGAGTTTATTGAAGAAATATTCGCAAAGGATAAGTTGCACGATTATTTGGATTATTCACCTTCTAGTAAGTTACTAACTATAACTAGAAACCCATATGGTTTTGAAAGTAAAATAGATAAAAATATGGTTTATAAAGGTGTTACCAATGAGCAGAAAAATGTGAAAAATGATAAAGGACAAATAGTTGTGCAAGAAAGGGGTGTAATAAGTGATAATGAATTTGAAAAGAGAATAATCCGCATATTGAGTTCAAATGATATAGATGTTATTAATTTAGGAATAAAAATAAAGTTGAATAAGTCTTTGCCAGATAAATTAGACGAATTTTTAAATTTATTCATCAAAGACAATGATATTAATAATAGTGAATTGTTAAAACGACGAATTATGGGATTAACTTCTTATTTCAGAAGCGCACAAGAAAAATTATTACCTAGATATGAAAAAATAGCAAATTTCCGTGTTGTCAAAGTTCCAATGAGTGATGAACAATTCCATATTTATGAGAATGCAAGAGTTCAAGAGAGAAAACAAGAAAAATCGAATAAAAAGAAAAAAGCAACTAATAATGATGGAGTTTATAAAGATCCAACATCCACCTATCGTATTTTTTCAAGATTGTATTGCAATTTTATTATGCCCAAAAGTATTGGAAGACCTTTACCAAAAGAAGATGTTGCTGTAAAAGAAGACAATGAAAATATTAATGTTAATGATTTATATAAAGAAACTGAGAAAATAAATGATGATGAGATAGAAGGAGAGGTTGAAGCGGAAGATGTTATGAATAATATAGCAGATAAAGGTTATGATAGAAGAATAAAAAAAGCAATTGAAGAGTTGAAGAAGAATGCGTCAAAATATTTATCACCAGAAGGATTATCAATTTATAGTCCTAAATTCTTAAATATACTTGAAAACATTGATAATGAAGAAAATCAAGGTTTACATTTAATTTATAGTCAGTTCAGAACACTTGAAGGGATTGGTATTTTTAAAATGGTTCTTGAAGAGAACGGGTTTGCTGAATTCAAAGTTAAAAAGGATGATAACGGTATGTGGCAGGTTGATATTTCAGAGGAAGACAGAGGAAAGCCTACATTCGCTCTTTACACTGGAACGGAGACAAAGGAAGAAAAGGAGATAATACTTAAAATTTACAATGGAAACTGGGGTGAATTATCTCCTTCTTTATCGAGTGAATTGAAAAATATTTCAGAGAATAATAATTTAGGCGAAGTTATTAAAGTATTTATGATTACTGCTTCAGGTTCAGAAGGAATTAATTTGAAAAATACTAGATTTGTTCATATAATGGAACCATATTGGCATCCTGCTCGTATAGAACAAGTGGTTGGAAGAGCCAGAAGAATATGTAGTCATAGAGAATTACCGGAAGAATTACAGACAGTTGAAGTATTTCTGTATTTGATGGAATTCACGAAAGAACAATTATTGAGTGATGCATCTATTGAATTGAAGAACAAAGATTTGAGTAAAAGGAAATATGAAGGTAATTATTTACCATTTACTAGTGATGAAGCATTATTCGAAATTTCTGTTATTAAAGAAGAAATAAGCACAAAACTTACTACTAATATTAAAGAGTCTTCTATTGATTGTGCGATTTATTCTAAAAGCGGAAGTAAAGAACAGTTGAAATGTTTGCAATTTGGAGATGTATCTTATGATAAGTTTTCGTATAATCCAGATATTAAAAACGAACAAATGGATAAGATGGCAAATATTAATCGTAAAACAATTGAGTGGAAGGGAGTGGAATATCAATATTTGGGAAAGAAATATATTTATAGACAAATGGATAAAAACAAAGGATATCTATATGATTTGGACAGTTATAAGAGGGCATTAGAAGTTCCTGGTATAGAGCCTATATTAATTGGTTCAATAGAGAGATTACCAAATGGAAACTATTTATTTAAGAATTTGTTGTAATTATTTATTATTCAGCAATATCTACATTTTTAATAAAAATTATAGTAAATAACAAGAACAATATGCTAGTCATTGTCTTCAATTTTGTATATTTTTTATCAACATTATTATTATTTTCTTTAGTTTCTTTAGTTTCTTTATTTTCTTTAGTTTCTTTAGTTTCTTTATTTTTAAAAAATTTTTCCTTATTATTTATAATCAATAAAATAATAAAGTAAAGATGTGTTGATTTTAAACTGTTATGTATGATGTCGTCATGTAGGAAATTTATAAATTCATTAATAAATGCATCGGTATTGAAAATCTTTTTATTTATTATTTCATTAAAAATATCTGATTTATTGTATTCATTATATTTCGTTTTTTGTTGTTCTTGTCCTTTATATTCTTTTCGTTCTTGTCCTTTATATTCTTTTCGTTCTTGTCCTTTATATTGTTTTTCTTCAATATATTTGGGTTCTTGTTCTTTATACCAATTGTTATATTTTAAATCGTTATTATAATTGTCTGAAAATTGTTCCCATTCTATCTCTCCATCGTCCATTTTATATTTTATCATTTTGTTCTTTATTATATTTTTGTAAAATTTGAATGATGAAATATTGAAAATGAAAAAAGAAAAGAGTAAACCGAATTTTAACATTTTATTTATATAATAATATAAAATAATATTAACTTCATTTGATAATATGTATAAAGAAAACCCATTTAAAATAGAAATAGAAGATAAGGATGAATACACAAATTACGAACTTATAACAATTCAAGACAAATTAAAAGATAAAAGTAAAGATATTGAAAAACTTATTGAAAAAATATATCCAATAGATAAAGAATTCAACACACCTATTGGTTTCATGCATAAGAGATGCAATAAAACGAACCAAATATTAATTAATGGACTAGAAGGCAAAACTTCAAAACGACTTTTTAAAATAGGAAATGGAGGAAACGGTAAGAACTGTATTGTATGTTGCACTCAATTAAATGATTCAAGATATTATTCATCGCTTAATATTAATGTATCATTGGAAGAAGTTGGGTTTAATGGATACTTTTACCTATTCAACGGTGGATTTCCAAACCCGAGCGGGTGTGAAATGAAATATGTTGGTGTTCCGTATTGTTTCAAGATATTTATGATGTTAGAAGCAAAAAAAAAAGGTTTTGAAAATGTCATTTGGATAGATTCCGCATGCTATGCTGTGAATAATCCAGAAAGACTATTTGAATTATTAGACAAGGAATATGTGGTCTTCAGAACATTTCCTCCAGGATTATTTCAACCATATGACCATACAGTTTTTCGTGAAACAATAGAATTATTGAATAATTTGACAAACAAAGATATAAGAAATGATGAAAACATTTGTAGTATAGTTTTTGGTTTGAATTTTAATCATTTCTTAATAGATGATTTCATTTCTGAATATTATGAAATGGTTGAATTAGGATTTCCATTTCTATCTTACTTTCCAGAAGAAGTAGTATATGCTTCCATATTAAATCAAAAAAGGTACCAGTATCTAATAACTAACCGAACTCTATATGAAAATAATAAATTGTTTGTTCACGAAACATACAGCAATAAAAACGATGCGAAATCAAACGGGTATTATTTCTTACAGAGATTTTTTAGAGATTAACTTATATATTTCATCAATTCTTGAATTAATTTCGTCAAATCTACTATTTAAATAACTTATAATTTTATCTTCGTTTTTTTCTTTTTCTTCTTTTTCTTCCTTTTCTTTTCTCTCTTCCTTTTCTTTTCTCTCTTCCTTTTCTTTTCTATCTTCATTTTCTTTTCTTTCTTCCTTTTCTTTTTCTTCTTTAATATTATTCTCTTGTTCTTTATTCAAGATTTTTAACTTTGAAAAAATATTATTTTTTACTTTTTCGGTTTCAACCTTAATAGAAGTTTCTTGGTTTTTCAAATTATTAATCTCTTGTATTTTTTCAATTTCAAAATTCCGTTGTTCAACTGTTTTCCTTATCAACTCTTCCATTTCTCCAATTGGCTTATCTTCTATTTCTATATTGAACTTGGGTTTTTCAGGAATATTTACTGATATTAAATTATTAAAATCTTTTTTCTTCTTTTCAAATTCTCTCTCAAAAATATTGATATTATTCGTCTGTATTTCCTTGTAAGTTATTAAATTATTAGTTTGATTACTTAGATTATTTACTGATTTCTTGTTTTTTATTTTTTTATTTAATACCTCTATTATTTCATTAATAAAAAACTTATTCATACTCAATAAATCTGTATAATTATATTTCTCTCTTTCATAAAAATTATGGATTTCTTCTATAAACACACCCTTATTATTATTATTTTTAAAAATATCTTCATCTGAAATAACTTCCCAAATCATTCCAATATTTTCATCAGTAATAAATTTACTGGATGACATTTTATTTTTATAGGTTGTTTTATTTATATTACAATTCTTCGTTAAAATAAACTTTTCTAAATTTCTCAATGTATTTATCTTTCAATATATGTGTCTTTAAATAATGACTTGTTATTTTATCTTCCAACATATGCGTAATAAAAAAAATACTATACACTCCACATTCAGTATTGCCATATTGGTGTTCTACTGGATAATTTTGGTCAAATGAAAAATTAATCGGGTTCTTCAATCGTTTTCCTTGACCTATTACAGTTTTTACAAATTTCATTATCTGAAAAGGTATTTTTTCTCCTGCACTATCAAAATAAAATATAAATTTTTTTTTGATATTTATGAATAAAGAAACCCAATGGCTACCTGACTTGTAATGCGGATCTAAATTGAATATTATACCAATTTTATATTTTTTATTTTTTATTTTATCTTCCAAATTGAAATGACATAGTTCTTCTCATACACATTCACCGTATATTTTATGTGTATCATAGTCAATTGGAGAAGGACCAATAAATTCAAAACATTTGTATGCATTTTCATATTGGGTCATGACTTCTGTTATATCAACACTTGACAACCATTCATTCGGGTTTTTCTTCCATTCAGTTGGAGATAATGGTGCAAAAGAGTTTTTAAGTTCCTTATTCAATCCTCCATTTACAAAGTTTTGAGACAACCAACAACTTTCTTTATTACAAACATTTTTCATTCTCTCATTAATTTCAACCCAAATTTCTTTTACCGAATTTGTCCTTATTAAATCATCTGGGTGTCTACTATTCCACATTTTCTTCAATTTATATATTGTTTCATCACTTAAACAACTGTAATCTTTTTTATCATTTGAAGGACTACACCTCAATTTAATTGTTCTCTCGTGTCTTTTATTCTTCATCATTTTTTTACTATTTTTCTTCGTCTTGTTTTTCATCATATTTATTATTGATATTTTTCTTTTTACGAATACCTTTATTTTTTAATATAGGGTCTTTTAAATTTATTTTTTTTCTTAAAGGTAAAATAAATGTTTTCTTCGGTTTTGTATTCTTTATTTTTACGAAATTATCTAATAATGTATGTGGTTTAGAAATTTTTATTGAACGCATAAATAATTCTTTATTGGCGTCATCATAAGATATATCCGTGTCTTCTATATCATTTATTTCTATATCATTGTATGTATCTTGAAGTATGTCATTTTTATCTAAACTCTTAAAATAATCTATAGTTGTTTTAATATAATTTCCAAAGGATAGTTGAACATCACCAGTTATATTTATAATATCATTCCCATTCAATAATTGTTTAGTCAAATCATATATCCGTTTTTTGTAGAATTTTATATCTCTTTTATTAACATTATTTCCTTCCAGTTGTTCTATTTTTCCCTTGAAATCCTTGTTATTCATCAAATATTTTATGTCAGTTTCTTTCAATCTCTCCATTTAGTATAAAGAATACAATTATATTTCAGAATTGTCGCTAAAATCTTTTATTTGTTGTCGCGTAGAATTATTGAATAAACTGTTTGCAATATTAAAAGTATTTGGATTGAAGGAATCGAACTTTTCTTCTTTAAATAGATTTGCAAATTCATTATTTCTAGGGTTGGTTGGTTGAGTATTCATCTCGTATTTATATAAATCGCTATTAACATTTGACATATAAGATGATTGATTACATCTTTGTAGAGCATATGTTTGATTTCTTAATTCAGTTTCTGTATCTACTTGAGAGGCATAACCAGACCACGGCGATTTCGTATTTCCTGGATTAAATACTTGGTGAGTATTAAAGATTGGCATTTGTTTTATTTTTTCATTACTACTTTTTCTAGGATCAACGATTGGCATAATTGAATATTTTGTCATTACAGGTCTAACATCTAAATATGGCTGAATGTTTTGGGAAGGAATATTTCTATCATAAATTCTTTCATTGGTAACATTTTGGATTGCAGAACAACTTTCATAATTATTTGTATTCATAATATATATTCAAATAATATTATTTATTTATACTAATATAAAGATTGTTTAATAATAAAATAAAATGTGTGGAATATTTTCACTCTTGAACAATATTAAAAATTATACAAACGATACATATTTCAGTGATGATTTTATAAAAAAACAATTCGAAAAGGGAAAAAACAGAGGCCCCGAATTTTCTAAAATTGACTTCAAAAATAATATCATTTTGGGGTTTCATAGATTAGCAATTAATGGATTGAGCCACGAATCAAATCAACCAATACATATTTATGATATTAATTTGATTTGTAATGGAGAGATTTATAATTACAAGGAGTTATATGAATTAATGGGGATTGAACCCACTACAGGTTCTGATTGTGAGGTTATTATTCATTTATACAAGTTGTATGGTATAGAACAAACATTGCGTATGTTAGATGGAGTTTTTTCTTTTGTTTTATATGACAATAAAGGGTCAGTTGAAGAACCTGTTTGTTATATAGCTAGGGACCCGTATGGTGTTCGTCCATTATACAAACTGGTTCCTATTAATCAACAAAGTAATGAAAGTCAAGTTGAAAATATATATGGGTTTGCTTCTGAATTAAAAGTATTAAATGAGTTTTGTAATGGTAAAAGATACACAGTTGAACATTTTCAACCAGGAACATATACGAGTTTTACATTACCATTTGTTGTTTCGTCCTCGTGGCGTTTAACTGAGAATAATAAGGTATATCACATAAATGGTTTCAATAGTATTATGTATTATGATGATAATATCAGTAAGATTATTGAAAATATTCAGTATTATTTCATAAATGCAGTCAAGAAGAGAACACTAATTACTGAACGACCTATTGCATGCCTACTTTCAGGTGGTTTAGATAGTAGTCTTGTAACTGCACTTGTTGCAAATCTTTCAGATAAACAGATTGAAACATATAGTATTGGATTAAATGGGTCCGAAGACCTCAAATATGCAAGAATAGTTGCAGATTATTTGGGAACAAAACATACAGAAATAGTATTGACTGAAAGTGAATTTTTTGATGCCATACCAGAAGTTATTGAAAAAATAGAAAGTTATGATACCACCACAGTTAGAGCAAGTGTTGGAAACTATTTGGTTTCAAAATATATATCATTGAATAGTGATGCAAAGGTTATATTCAACGGGGACGGGTCAGATGAATTAACTGGTGGATACTTATATATGTATAATGCACCAGATTGTATAGAGTTTGATAAAGAAACACGACGATTGTTGAAAGATATACATATGTTTGATGTTTTGCGTTCAGATAAATCCATATCGAGTAATGGACTAGAACCAAGAACACCGTTTTTGGACAGATCTTTCACAGAATATTACTTGAGTATTCCCGCGTCTATCCGTTCTCATGTTAATGGAAAGAATAAATATTGTGAAAAATATTTATTAAGAACTGCATTTAGTAAAGAATATTTTATGAATAGAAATGGGAAGGCATTACTTCCAGATAATATAATTTGGAGAAGAAAAGAGGCGTTCAGTGATGGAGTTACAAAAAGCACAAGAACATTGAGTAATATTATTGAAGATTCAATTAATTCAGAAATAGATTATCCAGATACAAAGGAAAAGGCTTATTATAGAAGTATTTTTAATAGTTTGTATCCTAATATGTTTCATTTAGTTCCTTATTTATGGATGCCAAAATATGTAGATGCAACTGATTGCAGTGCGAGAACATTGAGCATTTATAATACTGTAAAAGAGAAACACAATAGAAGTGAACAAGAAATAGAAGAAGAAATCGAATATTACTAGAAGCGTAGGAGAAAATAATATGATATATATATGGAAAAACTACGCGCGTATCAAAGCATTTTATTTAATGCGGTAATTATACTTTTTTATACATTAACAATATTATTTATTACTGGATTATCTACTGATGCAAAAAAGTATATTGATAATATTAATTCTTATTTGACAATTTATATAAGTTTGTATTTATTATGGAGGTTCAACCCATTTAGCAAAATCAAGTTTGATGATTTTGATAAAAGAGTAATTTTTACTTCTGGCTTCTATTTATTTGCTACAACCGTAATTAGTAAAACTTTGATTCATTATATATTAAAAATTAAAAAATATTTTGATAAGTTAATAACTTATTTAACATCATTATCAAAGAATTCGGTTAAGTGAACCATTATTTTTTTTGTTACTATTTTATCTATTTGATATTCCTTATAATCTTTCATTATCATATTTTTGTGATATTCATTTGTAAAATCTATAAATTTTTCTTTGTTTTTTATCATTATTTCACCTATTTTTGATAATAAAAAACGATTTACCATAACACCCATTTCTAAATTATAAATATATGGTTTAACCCTTATATAATAAATAATATTAGAATGCATATTAGGATAATAATTGTCGTCAATAAAACATATCTGAGTATTTTTGGGTATTTTGGTGCATTTTATTAGGTCTTCGTATGTTTTTTCGTGACTTCGTCTTAATAATTCAACCTTACGACCATTTATTTTAAAAGCGCATATTATATTATCAAATATTTTATTACTTATTTTGTATTCAAAATAGTTCTTTATTAAATAAACCCATTTCTTTGAACATTGATTATTTGTATAAATAATAACACTTTCACATATTTTCTCTTCCTTTTTCGTTTTAAGATAATTCAATATGGTGTATATATCAGGACGAATAAATTCTGGATATAGGTCAAGAATATTATTAAAGTCGTCTTGATTTATTTGATATAATTCGTTATTATTTTTTAAATAACTAATTATTAACCTCCAAAAAAAATTCAATTCAATGAAATATCCTAATGTTTCATCCAAATCAAAAACAACTACTTTTTTTTTCATATACAAAAATATAATATTTTAAATTACTATGAGTAAATACGAATTGAATTATAATGATTATATCAATATTTTGGATTTTTATAATATTAGAATACCTGCTGATAAAAATAAGTTAAAACCTATGGCTGAAAAAATTTTAGCAAGAAAATTGTGTCTTTGTATTAAAAAATTAGAACCAAAATATAAAGTTTCTGCCATCCCAATATGCACTCGTTCCGTAATACAAAGCAAAAATAAAACGCGCGGAAAATTCAATTGTATAAATAATACAATTGAAGTTTATCGTCGAAAAAAAAAGAAAAATATAACTAGAAAAAGAGTTGAAAAACAAAGTCAACAAAATAGAATTAGGAAAATAACTTAAAGAACTTCAAGATATATGGTCCAACGCATTCAATAATACTTGTTCTTCATTCGTTATTTTCTGAAAAAGTAAACAATTATCCATTTTTATTTTATAATGTCTATGATTAAAATTCTTATATATTATAAATACTCCATTGTCTGTAACATCCAATTCGCAGAATATACCGCCCTTTTTCAAATCTAATTTTTCAGGATCACTAATATCTATCCATCTTATATATGAACCGTGTTTTATTTCATTCATTCCATCTATGTATCTATAATTTCCCAATTTATTCATAATTTCTAACAATTCTGCATTAGAATAATTTAATTCCTTCAATATTTTATATTTTATTAATTTAATTTTCTTATTATTCAAGTTTATTAAATGCGCATTATCTTCATTATCTACCGCTTTCAATAATTTTTCTATTTCCATTTCTATCTTATTTATCTTATCTATTTATTTATTTATCTTGTCTATTTATTTATTTATCTTATCTATTTATTTATTTATCTTGTCTATTTATTTATTTATCTTGTCTATTTATTTATATATTTTCTAAAATCCACTACCGAATGAAGATCCAAACGCACTTCCTACAGCATCATTCGCTGCCATTGGGCCATCATTCATACCCGGAGGAGGAAAAGAAGCTCCTTGCAATGGGTTAGAATCGTTTCTATACATTGAATTAAAATCTGGTTTCTGCTCTTTAATATTTGGCATTGATGGTAATTGATCTATGGATGTTGTATTTCCAGTATCTTTCATTTTGGGCATTTTACCTTGCATTTGACCTTGCATTTGACTTGGCATTTGACTTGGCATTTGACTTGGCATTTGAAACGATTCTTTATGTTGTCCAGATATAGGCTGGCTTATCCTTACACTACTTATTTGACCATTACTTTTTTTACGATTACCTTTGTCATTCATTTGTCCATCCCATAATTCAATTACACGCTCAGATAATAAATTAACCTTTTCGCCTAGTTTTGTTTGTAAGCTTAATACAATCATTAATACAGCTAAAATAATATATATTACATTAAAATCTGGATAACTTTCCCCACTGTATGTAGGAACATAAGTTATAATTCGGTTTATCAAAAATATACCTAAAAATAATAGAAGGATTTGACCAATAACTTCTGCTAAAATTTCAAATGAACCATTTTCTTCATTTGCTTCTGGAACATATTTTTGACTAATTTTGTTCAATATAATTATTGGAATTACTGCTAGTAAAGAATATTGAACTATATTTAACACTTCTGATTTAGTTTTTTCATCAAAATTGAAAACATGTTTAAAAAATCCTTTTTTAATTGTTTGTTCACTTTCCATATGTTTTATAAAAAGAAATTAAAATAATATAAAAAGAAACATTGAGCTATATTATATGATTAAAAATAGTGTTCCTAAAAATGAAAACATGAATAATGAAGAATTACAATATATAAATCTGGTGAAAACTATAATAGAAGAAGGAACATACGATGATAGAAGAAATGACCGTAGTAAAAGTATTTTTGGGGCTTCTATGTATTTCAATATTGAGAATAATAAAATACCCATATTAACAACAAAACAAATATCTTGGAAAACATGTTTGAAAGAGTTGTTGTGGTTTATCAGTGGAAAAACGGATAATTCTATTTTACAATCTCAAAATGTGAAAATTTGGAATGGAAATGCTTCCAAAGAATTTTTAAATAGTCAAGGATTGAATAACTTAAAAGAAAACGACTTGGGACCGATTTATGGACATCAATGGAGACATTTCAATGCCAAATATATTGACTGTAAAACAGATTATACATCTGAAGGGATTGACCAATTACAATATATTATTGACAATTTAAAGGATCCTGTAAATCGCTTTTCAAGAAGGCTTGTTATGAGTGCATGGAACCCTTGCCAGTTGAGAGAAATGGCGTTGCCGCCTTGTCATATATTAGTGCAATTTAATGTCAGTGATGGAAATAAACTATCTTGTGCTTTGTATCAAAGAAGCGCAGATATCGGATTAGGTGTTCCATACAATATAACTTCTTACTGTTTTTTACTTCATTTAATCTCTCATCATTGTGGTTTAGAACCACACGAGTTCATATATAATTTAGGAAATTGTCATATTTATAGTCAACATATTGATTGTATTAAAAAACAAATAGATAGAGAACCATATGATTTTCCAACAATTAGAATAATTAATAAATATGAAAATATTAATGATTATAGTATAAAAGATTTCGAAATTGACAATTATTTGTTTCATACAAAAATTAATATGGAATTTGTGCGTTAATTAGGTGAAAACATAATGTTTTCTTTTTAATAATGAGTGGAAATAGAGCTAATTCATCCGCAGTTAACAGAAGGACAAACGCAGTAAATGTTGCGCAACCACCTCCCCAAATGAATAGAGGATATATGCCACAACAGCAACAAATGGGTCAACAACAAATGGGTCAACAAAGGCAAGGACCTGGTTTAAGAAATAATCCAATGCAACAACAACAACAATTACAACAACAAATGCCAAAACCGAAGTTGTCCGTTTCTGATGCAATCGCATTAATTACTCTTCGATTAGGGTCTGTTGAAACATTTATCAATTTACTTCCTCCTTTAGATCAAATTGGAGGTTCTTTATCTAATGAAAATATGAAAGAAGAAAATATTCGGGTTGTAGATGAAGCAGTTTTTACAAGTATAGTAACAAGGTTAGAAAGAATAGAACAGTCTATTAAATCACCAAATCCAAATTTGCAAGAAGATACAAGTGTTTTAGACGAAAAGTTCAAAAATATTAGCGAAGAAATCCAATCATTCAGAAGCCTAATATTATCAGTTCAATCTTTTACTATTCAAATGAACCAAAAAATTATTGACATTGAAAATAATTATAAAACCATATTAACAAGTAAACAATGTGAACCTGATAATACACAATCACTACCTATTGAAACCGATAGTTTACAAAAAGAAGATAATACAATTCTAGAAAATGTTGATTTGAAAAAATTTATAGAAAATGAAGTAATGGATTTATAAATCGTTAAATCTATTTTTATAATATCAAAATTATTATTATGTTGAATATATTTTTTACATTCTTTATATTTTGTATAGTTCTATTCATATATATACACATAAATTTTCATTTGAAGAGAAGCGATGATTTAGAAGTCTATGAAATAGAAGAACCCACAAAGGATAAATTAGAAGAGATTTGCGATTTGAAACAACCAATATTATTTGATTTCATTGATAATAAAATTATAGAAGGCACAAATATAAAATATATTCAAAATAATTATAGCGCTTTTGATATTAAAATTAGAAATTCCAAAAGCTCTAATTATAAAAGTGAGTTGTATGTTCCACTTCCTTTAAGTAGTTCTATTAAATTATTTAACGAAGATAATGAAGGAACATATTTTACTGATAATAATTCTGATTTTCTTCAAGAAACTGGCGTTTACAAAAACTTCCAATATAATGACGCATTTCTACGACCAGATATGGTTTTGAATTTCAATTATGATATTATGTTCGGTTCTAACAATGCTACAACACCATTCCGATATAATTTGAATTACAGAAATTATTTTTATCTCACTAGTGGTTCTGTTAAAATTAAATTGGCTCCTCCAAAGAGTTCAAAGTATTTGCATACAATCTATGATTATGATAACTTTGAATTCAGGTCTCCTGTTAACCCATGGAATCCGGATAGCAAATATATTTATGATTTCAATAAAATTAAATGTTTAGAAATTGTATTGAATACAACAGATAAGATATTACAAATACCGCCTTATTGGTGGTATAGCATCCAGTTTTCTAAAGATGCTTGTATCTCTTGTTTCAAATATAACACATATATGAATAATTTATCTATTCTAAACCATTATTTCTTGAATGCTTTACAACTTCAGAATGTTAAGAGAAATGTTTTCAAGAAAATAATATTGGAAGATAGTGAAGAAAATGTGGGAAAAAACGGAAATGAAGAAAAAGAAAGAAAAGAAGGAAAAGAAAGAAAAGAGGAAAAAGAAAAAAAAATAAATAAAGAAAAATCAATATAAACAACAATTATATATAAATCAATATGAAAAGAAAAATAATAGATTGCTTTATGTTTTATAATGAATTAGATTTGATAACTTATAGATTAAATATTCTAAACAATGTCGTTGATTATTTTGTAATCGTTGAATCAACCCACACCTTTTCAGGAAAAGAAAAGAAATTATACTCTAATGAATTAACAGAATTATTTTATAAATTCAAAGATAAAATAATACATATAGTTGTTGATGATTTTCCTTTCAAATATCCTAATATTAATTACGATAATAAAGAACAATGGAAAAATGAAAAATTTCAAGGAAATTGTATAAAACGAGGTTTAGATAATATAGATGTAGATATTCTAGATAATGACATTATTTTGATTTCTGACCTAGATGAAATACCTGACCCAAACACATTGAACTTGATTAAGGAAGAAAAAATTAATGTAACTGTAAATGTAATAGAACAAGATTTTTATTATTATAATTTGAATACTAAAAGCAATAAAAAATGGAATGGAACAAGAGTTATTTTATACAGTATTTTAAAGAATAAAAAAAATATTATTCAATATTATAGAAATAATCAATTCCCTGTAATTAATAATGGGGGTTGGCATTTATCTTTTTTTGGAGATAAGTATTTTATAAAGAATAAAATAGAAAATTTCTCTCATCAAGAATATAATAATGAATTTTATACAAATTTAAATATAATAGAAGAAAGGGTAAATAATTGTATTGATATGTTTAATAGAGTTGAAGAAATTTATAATAAAATACCAATAAACGAAAATAATTATTTACCACCAGATTATGAAATTTATTTGAATAAGTTTTTTATTCATTAGTATAATACCATAAATCATCTATATTATTATGATTTGGCAATGTTTCAATTACAGCTCGTTGCACACCTCCGTGTAAATCATGTCTATTTTGGTTAGCGTTTAAATAATCATCCCCGCAAATTATTCCACCTTTTACCATTTTTGGTAAAGCCAGATTTATTGTTTCAAACACACTTTCATAATCATGAGAAGCATCAATATGCATGAACTTTATAGAACCATCAAAATTTTTAAGATATTCAATACAATCCTCTTTAATTACCACATAATTTTGTTTTGTAGTATTATTCATATTGTTAATAAAATTACTATAAACATCTCTTTCTTTTAAAATTAATTCGGTTGTATGTGTTATTCCTGTAACAATACTTTCTTGAACATTACCTAACCAAGTATCATTGCAAATTAATATTTCTGGATAACAATTGTTTGCCAAATGCATTGCTGATTTTCCTTCCCAACAACCAATTTCAATTATTTTTCCTTCTAGATTGTTTACTTTGTTCAATAAATTTATTAAATCATTTATTTGACTATCACTATACCAATTTTCATTAAACATTATATATATAATAAATACTTTTTTTCTTTAATTTTAAAATATATTAAATAAATAATAATATATTTTATAAATATGGATATGGACAATTACAAGATACATATAAATGACAGAAGTTATAGTAGTTGGGTATTCTATAGTTCTCACAATTTCAAGCAAGTAGATTTACCAATATCCCCGTTAAAATGTAAATTATTGAACGAAGATTTATTTACAATAGACGAAAATAATAATGTAAATATAATTCATTCGAGTATTCGGAATTATAAAGAAATACCAGGTGTTCTTATTATTAAAAACAGTAAAACATACGGAAGAAAAAACGGCAAGCTTCTATATAAATGTATTCCAGATGATATTAGACTGCCAACTTTTCTTGTTCCATATGAAATGAAAAATGTCGGATTTTCTAAAGTTTTTAATAATATATATATTACTTTTCAATTTAAAGAATGGAGCGATAAACATCCACACGCTACAATTTGCCAAACAATTGGGACAGTAGATGTTCTCGATAACTTCTACGAATATCAATTGTATTGCAAAAGTCTGAATGTATCTATTGCCAAATTTACCAAGGATACCAATAATGCGTTGAAGAATAATGATGTCTACAATAATAATAATAATAATACCAAATATAAATTTTTAGAACGATTTTCTTCAATATCGGATAGAACAAATCAGATAGAATGGCCAATATTTTCTATTGACCCTGAAAAAAGTTTGGATTTTGATGATGCATTCAGTATCAAAGAAACATGTGACCCAAAAATTGTTCAATTGAGTATATACATATCTAATGTTACAATATGGATTGATATTTTGAATTTATGGAGCTCTTTTTCTAGAAGAATTTCAACAATATATCTTCCTGATAGAAAGAGACCAATGTTGCCAACTATTCTCTCGGATTATTTATGTAGTCTTCAACAAAATGTTGATAGAGTTGCTTTTGTAATGGATATTTTCATTGATATAGATACAAATGAAATAGTGGATACGAAATATTCAAATTGTTTAATCAATGTTTCCAAGAATTTCGTTTACGATGAACCCGATTTATTGATAAATACAAATTATAAGTGGCTTTTTAGTATTACTAAAAAATTATCGTATAAATACAAACATATTCCAAACATAAGAAACAGTCACGATATTGTTGCGTATTTAATGATATTAATGAATAGTCACACAGCAAAGGTATTAATGAAAAGTAATAATGGAATTTTTAGAACAACAGTTATGGATAGAAAAACTGTTGTTCCTGATAATTTACCAGAGGATGTAATTAATTTCTTGAAAATATGGAATGGTTCTTCAGGACAGTATATTGACTTGGCTAATTTAAAAGAAGGAGAGAAAATATCCCACGATTTTATAGATGCGGACTCTTATATACACATAACCTCTCCCATAAGAAGATTAGTTGATTTATTGAATATTATTAAATTTCAACAAAACACAGGGATTATTCAATTATCAGAAGAATCAAATGTTTTTTATAACAAATGGATAAATGAATTGGAATACATAAATACTACAATGAGGGCAATTAGAACAATTCAGAATGACTGCAATCTTTTACACTTATGTTATACAAATGATGAAATTATGAATAAGGAATATTCAGGTTATATATTTGACAAGATAATAAGAAATGATGGATTATTTCAATATGTTGTTTATCTTCCTGAAATAAAGATGCATTCAAGAATTGTGGTTAGAGAGAATTATGACAACTATACAAACTATAAATTCAAACTCTATTTATTCAATGATGAAGAAAAGTTCAAGAAGAAAATAAGGCTACATATATACCATCTTTGAGAAATATTATGTCATTAAACATTAAAGAAAAATAACTAAACGCTGGAATTATTATAAAAACTTATCGGTATAAATGATTGTATAAACCCAGTAATACTATTTTCATTTTCTCTCTTAATCATTAAAGGATAAAATAGGTAATTAATCGGCATTTCAAAAAAGTATGATAGTTTCCTTGTAATAGCTTGAGAATAAGAATTATTACATTTAGATATTTTTTCCATTCTTACTTTATCTAAATGTTTCAAAAGAGGTAAATCTTCTTTATGGCATATTTTATATTGAATTAAATTCCTCGTTTCACAATTATTGAGAGAACCAGCGTGTAATAAATCGGAATCAAATAAAAAAGCGGTTCCAGCTTTACCTTCTATATTTACTATTTGCGACCAAACAAATGGATATGTTTTATTACTTCTCGGACATAGAGAGAGAAGGTAACCGTCATACTTGTATAATATTAGTGTATAAATCGGATGCTTTGTTTTGAATATTTTTTGACTTGAAGTAACATCACGGTGAAATGTAGAAAGCGACCCATTTTTAATTTTATAAATGTAATCTATAAAAACATAATTTGGAGGCAATACCTTCATAACATCAAATATTAATTTGAAACAAGGAGCATCAATTGTATTATTTGCATAAAATGGGTCATATAAAACACAAAAACCATCATTTTTCAATGTTCTAGTTTTCATTGATAATTCAAAGTATTCATTTGTTTCAAATAAGTAATAAAACATATAAATTAAAGTTATTGAAATTATTGAAAGAATTAAAATCTTTTTTTTTGTAATTTTATTCATATTAAATACTAATAAATAATATCTTGCCAATTAATTGATTTTCCTGTAATAGAATCATGCCGATAATTTATACTATTATTTTTTATCAATTCATTTACATAATCCATATCAACTAAATCTGGATGAACATACCAATCTTCATATGGATTAATTCCCGTATTATTTATATCTTCAAATACGCAAATATAACCTCTTTTTTTAAAAATATCTCTTGATTTTTCTCGTGTATTACCAAAATTTGTATGATATATATCGTGTTCAAATGTTACTGTTGCAAATTTATATGTATCTAAAATTTCTGTATCCAATTTTTCTAATGTTATAATTGTGGAGCCATTACTTGCATCTAAATCTATTTGTAAATAATCGATTGATAATGGAACATTATTTTTTTCAAATAAATCTTTATAATCTATGTGTGTCGCATTATTTATTACATGAATACTATTTGCTCTATGTTCTTTATAAAGATTTAAGAATGTTTCGTCGTATTCAACCATTATACCTTTCCAATTATATTTACTTTCTAATAAATATGTATTATTAATAAACACTGGATCATTAGAACCAATTTCTAAGAAATAACCATTTTTCTTTTCTTTAAGAATATTCAATACAAATTTATCTTGATTTGCTTGTCCTAAATACATATATATATGTATATATATTACAAACACAACTTAAAGAACGAATTGACCCATTAAAATAACTTAAAGAACATTTATACATACAACGATTGGTTCGTCGCAACGAATTTCTGAGTTAATAATGGTATCTCTCTTAACTTACTCAACAATTCTATATTTCCTATATTCTCAACTATTTTCTCCATTTCATTTGAAATATTATTAATCTTCAATATTGCTTTGACAAATTCACCAAGAAATATTCCTTTTTCGTTCTCTAATTTATTCAATATTTCTTTACATTTGATTACATCGTCGCAATTACACCATTCTATTATATATGAAAACAAATCATAATGAATATTATAATCAATCCCTGTATTTATTCGTTCAATCGTTTCAAATAGTTGGTAATAATCGCTTAACTCCAATATTTCGCTCATTGTGTCTTCTACTATTTTACTATTACAAGAAGGTTTTATCGCTTTCAATTCATCAGAAACAGATACATTCGTAAAACAACTAAATACTGCAATTAATTCATTTGTTGAGAGATAATTTAATGTTCCTCTATTCAATAATTCTGCGAATATTAAACAATGTATCTCTCTTATATGAGTAGCTATATATCCCTTCTTGGATAGAATATATTTTAATACTTTGCTGCCTTTTTCTTTTTCTTCTTCTTTTTCTTCAACAAATCCTTCTTTAAGTAGAAAATGTAATATCTTTAATATGTTCGCATCCAAAAACCCTTGAGTCGTTTCAAATTCGATCCGCATATTTTCTAGATCCGTTTTCATCTCATTATATTTGATATAATTATTAATATCTTGAAATAGAAATTTATTATTCTCTTTTATATTCTCTATTTCTCTCTCCAATTCTTTTCTCTTTTTATTCTGCGAAAAGTTCTTTTTCTGAATACATTCTGTATATCTATCCATTATATCCAACTTCGTTTTTGATTGTTCTAAAACTACTTCCAATAACCCCATCTCCTTCACTTTATCATTTATATTGTAACATAATACTCCTAGTTCGGCATCAATATCTTCTTGTATCATACTTCTTTTAACGAACTTCCTGAAATCGTTGTTTCCTATATCAATCAAATTCAGTAATAAATTATATGATATTTTGAACTTACTCACCAGTTTTTGTGGTTTACCTTTAAGTATAGTTCTATATTCAGTTAACTCCACATTTTTGAATATATTATTCAAGTGAATAACATTTCCTATCTTGTCTATACCTCTTCTACCAGCACGACCAGCCATTTGAGTAAACTCATGGGAATACAGAAGACGCATATTATTACCGTCATACTTATTCAAATCCGTAAATATAACCGTTTTCGTCGGCATATTTATTCCTACTGCAAATGTTTCCGTGGCAAATAATAGTTTTATGTAACCTTTGGAAAATAAGAGCTCCACCATTTCTCTCAATATAGGCATAACTCCTGCATGATGAATTGCAATTCCTTTTTCCAATAGGGAAACCATTTCTTTATATTCATTCAATTCCAAATATTCCTTGAAATTAGGCAATTTTCTGATTATTTGTTCACATTCATTTCTCACAATATATGGAACTTTAGAATCATCTTCCAATAAAACGCAAGTCACTTCTTTTGCTGCTTGTTCTAACTGTTTCTTAGATAATACAAAACATATAGCAGGAAACATTTCGTTTTCAACCATATATTTACATACTTGGTTCATCACATGATTTCTTTTTATGAATATCCTTTTCGTTTCAAATAACTTCAACATTTTTTTCATTTTGTTATAACCAATTTCATTGAATACTCCTTTTGAAGTTTGTATTACAAATGGCTTATTTACAAAATCTTTTATTTCCTTTTCCAAATCTTTATCTTTAATTGCTTTATATATTCCATTTGTAGTTGTAATAAAACTATAATGCGTTAATGGAACTACTCTCTCATATGTAGTTGTTAAATATACTTCCTTTTTATCAGATTTATTTTTTATCATTTCCATTTCTTTATTCCTTGTTTCACACCAAAGAGCGAATTTACCAGGGCTATCTAATGTTGCTGATAACATGACCATTTGAATATGATATGGAAGCATCATAATAGTTTCTTCCCATACCTTTCCGCGATCCAAATCATTTATATAATGTATTTCATCAAATATGACACAACCAAGTTCATTGCTTAGATCCATTTCAAACATAGAGTGTGAATTAACATTGCCGCAATTAATATCGTTTTCACTATTTTTGTGATTTTTTCTGTAAAGAGTATTCTGAAGAATTTCAGTTGTCATTATTAATACATCCGCTTCTGGATTACTTTTAATATCTCCAGTTAATATTCCAAAAGAAATATTCGGGAATTTTTTAGTAAATTCGTAATATTTTTGATTAGATAATGCTTTAATTGGAGATGTATAAATGACCTTTTTACCTTTACCAATAAAAAATTCAATGGCAAATTCGGCTGGAAGTGTTTTTCCGCTTCCTGTATGAGCGGTTACCAATATATGTTGACCTTCTACTATTGCCTCAATTGCATATTTTTGAAAACTACTTAAGGGAAATGAGTATTTTTCAAAATATTCACTATATTTATCTTCATTATTTTTTGGGTATGTATTATCGCAGATTTTAACCATTTTCTCTATTCTTTTTATTTAATTATTTCTTTATTATGTGACAAATTCTTTATATTGTTTTACAAATCGTAATTGTCAGACTCATTCAATAATATAGATATTTTATCATTTACTCTATTATTATTCATTTGTATTTTTATAAAATCTTTCGGATTAGTAATTATAAAACATCTACATTGCGCTCTTGATATTGCAGTATACAACGCTGTCTTATCCCATATTGTTTGGTTCTTATCTATGAAAATTACTACAGTATTGTATTGACTTCCTTGAGACTTATGAACTGTTATGCAGTATGCCATTGTAAAGCTTTCATATAAATCATCCACATTTATTTTTTCGGGTTTATCATTTGTTCCTTTATATTTAATTGTTACTTCATCATTATTGAAGTCTAGGATTACTGCTTGGTCACCATTTGCCCGCATTATTTCTGAAGTATAATCGTTTTCTGTCCTCAATATTTCGTCCCCTACTTTGAATGTAAACTTATGATATTTATTACTTGAAGGTATTTCCTCATTTTTATTGTATATTTTTTGGATTATGTTATTCAAATCTACTGTATTAAATATGAACTTTTCAGAATGGAAATAGCTTATGAATTTTGAATTATCCTTGTTCAAGTTGTTTTCCTTAATAAATTTCATTATGAAACCCTTATTGATTGAATTATTAACGATGAAATTATCTATTTCAATTAGTTGTATTGAACTATCGTAGAAGTCATCTTTTGTTATTATGTCATAGTTCATTTGTTTTATATTTGTCACTAATGCCCCAATATTTTGTCTCTTTATTTCAGTCAATTCTGTCACATTATATATTTTTGAATTAATAAGGCTTTTAAGAACGACACCTGGACCTATAGATTGAAGTTGATTATTATCTCCAATAATCAGTAATTTAGAATTGAAGAAACTGCAAACATTGAGTATATCTTTAAATAAATATATATCAACCATGGAGAATTCGTCAATGATTATGTATTTTATTTTTTCTTTATCCTTGTTCTCTTTATATCTACTACATTTATCTTTACTTTTACCCTTAATTTCATTCTTTATATTCTCAAATACATTATATACTATTCTATGACAAGTTCCTGATATTTTATCGGAATAATCATATTTCGGAATGTTTTTTGAAATATTCAAAAAGGCCAACCCAGTTGGAGCAATTATGCATATTTCTTTTGGGTCAATCAAATATTCTTTTTCTTCTTCATCATAATCCCAGAAATCTTTATTCATACTCTTTTTAAATAACGCATTGTTAACATAGAGAATGCATTTTACTATCTCCGATTTTCCTGTTCCTGGAAAACCAGTTATGATATTTATTTTATTTGCAATAGAATTGATTACTGCGTTTACTTGAGCGACTTCTAGTTTATAATTATTATCCTTCCTAATTTCTTTCTGTTTATTCTCAAAATTATCTATTTCTTTTATGATATCTTCTAAATTTATATCATAATTAACTTCATAATATAAATCTAACAATGTATCAGTTACATTTTTCTCATAATTTACAAAATATTCTGCCGTTTTGTAAATTTTACCTCCGATTAATTTATCAATAAGAATTGTATCCATGAACTTCAAGTATTTACTACTTTTTTTATTATTTTTGGAACAATATTTTGTAAAAATATTATCAAAATATGTTTTCTCAATATAAAACGAATTCTTGATTCTAATAAAATCGGTAAACCAAGCATTTAATTTTTCTTTGAATTCAATATTCAACTTGTATTCATTCTCTATCTTTTCCGCTTTATCAAATGTAATTATTTGAAATTCGTTTCTAATAAAATTATAAGTATTAATTATTATGTTGTGAAATTCAATATCATTCCATCCCCATTTTTTCAACGCATTTCCAATCTTATTCAACTGATTGAATGTCAAATGGCATTTTTTTATAATTGATAAATCGTTTTCTATTTCATCTATATTAATTAAATTCAGAAATGTATAATTAAATGCGATTTTTATCTTTTTATTCAACTGTTGAACTACATCATTATACATTTCCGCGAATTTGAAATACTTTTTGAGAAATAATTGTTTCTCTTTTGTTATCCTAATAATATTCGTATCGTCGCAGCCTATTGCCATTTTCTTATTCATTGCATAATTAATAACTTCATAACACATATAATTATTTATTATTTCATAATAATGTCTATTATAAATAATTATATCACCCTTGTTCAGAACTTTTGCCATTTTATTATTTGTTGTTCTTATTTTCAATTCTTCTATTTATTATACTTATAATATTGTTTTTAAATCAATTTTTAAAAGGTTTAAACATCATATCGCGATTACTTCCATCACCATAAATATGCAAGTCTCCAATCTTTTTATCTGGATCCGAAAAATAATTGTTATTTGAATCTATAAAACTTCTATCCAAACAAATATTCTTTAATGATTTAAAAGAATCCATAATATTATTTATTTTATTCGGCAAACCACTTCTAATAAGTTGGTTTGTTCCATAATCTCCAGTATAAACAATACTATTAAATAATTTATTTATATAACCACTAACATCGAAGTCGTATCCCAATCTCGATTCAATAGTTGAATATTCATCGGATACTATTTTCAATAATCTCAAATCATGGCTACGATTTAACCTCGAAGAATTAATATAATAGTTTTTTTTAGATAAACCTTTTGGGTTATCCAACCAACCGTAACCCAAATCATAACCACATTTATTCGGTTTTATATTACATTCCCTTTCCACACAAACCATGTTACGAATATCCACCGAATCTATATTCAATCCAGAATTAGAACCCTTATTATTGAAATAACACCTTCCATAATCTATTATTTTTACGATATAGTTCGTTTTGAACCTTACAACTTCTCCGTTATTTAAATGATAATTATATTCAATATAATTATCAGCAATTGGTTCATATAATAGAACATTGCTAGAATGTAAATCATAATGCGTAAATATATCTTTCATTTCGTTTAATACAAAATATACTTGAAAAAGAGAAGTGATGGCCGCTTTTCTCCAGAACATAATTAATTTTATTTTTTCTTTAAGAGTTGACGGGTTTTTCAAATATTCAATTTGAATACCAAAATTCATTGGACTTCTACAAGATTCATTTATAATATTATTCAACTCCTGTTTAGAATTAATATTCTTGAAAATACTATTTATATTATGCGAGGATTCAAAAAATCCATATGTTTCCAGAAAACAAGGATACTTTTTATAAACCGTATTAATAAATAAACCTACAATATATTCGTAAATCAAATTGTCTGCATATACATTTTGAGAGATCTTCAAAATAGTATAAGCTTTATATTTCAATCTCTCATATTCTATTTCATATACTACTCCATTACTTCCTTTGGAAAGTTCTTTTCTATTTATCGCATATTCAAGGTTCAAGAATTTGTTGAAGAAAGATTTGATTTTGTCGGTTTCTTTTCCAAATGCAATACATACTCCTGAATCATTACAAACTGTTGATAAATAATTTGAACGAATATTATATTTGTGTTTTACTACGAATTTACCAACCCGAGACATTGCTGTTTTCCTTTTTATATCTTTTTCTTGCTGTTTTTTTTCTTCATTTTCTTTTGCTTCCTTTCTAGTTTTTCTGGTTTTAAAAAAGTTCTTAATTACATTTGCCGCTTTATTTTTTGCTGTAAGACTTAAAGGTTGTGTCTTCTTTACTTTTTCCTTCTGTATTACATTTGCCGCTTTATTTTTTGCTGTAAGACTTAAATGTTGTTTTTGGTTTTGTTTTTTAATTGTTGTACAGAATTGCCTTTTCGGTCCAATTGCATATTTACAATATGGTGGTAAGCAATTACTTCTTTCTAAATTTCTGCATTTATTTACAACTGGGGTTGCATTTCTAACTGGGGTTGCGTTTCTAACTGGGGTTGCGTTTTTTTTATTTTTGAAGCTCCTACAATATTTTCTCTTCTCTCCATTGACATATATACAATTTGGTGTTCTTGAACAAGTATTAATACTTAAACCTTTACAATTTGTTTCCATATATAATATAATATAAGAGTAAAATAATAAATAAAGTATATGAAATATCAAATTATAAATGAAATTGGAACTGGCAGATTTGGCACTATTTACAAAGGACTCAATTTGCGAACTAATACTTATGTGGCAATTAAAATGGAACCTCTAAATAATGAGACGAAATTATTGAAAAATGAAACAAAAATATATCAATATTTAATTGGAGGTAAGGGTATTCCAAATGTTTTATGGTTCGGAAATGATGAAACAAACACATATATGGTTATGAACTTATTAGGTAAATCATTAACATCTATAGTGGAAAACAAAGTAATATTATCTCTCTATGATATTTCCAATTATATAATTCAAATTATAGAGAGACTTAAATATATCCACAATAAAGGGCTTATACATAGAGATATAAAACCAGATAATTTTTTATTTGGAGTAGAAGAAAATGATCAAACTATTTATTTAATAGATTTCGGATTTTGTAAAAAATATGTAAAAAATGGATTCAAAATTAATAATAGTTTTGTTGGAACACCGAATTATATAAGTATAAATTTGCACAACGGTATAGAGGCATCAAGAAGAGATGATTTGGAGTCTGTATTTTATATATTTTATTATTTATTTAATGGATATTTAGAATGGAATGATATGAACCTTACAGATATTAGAGAAATGAAAATGATAATATTGAATGATAATACAATTCCAAGAGAATTTAAAGAGTTATACATGTATTGCAGAAATTTGGAGTTTGATGAAACCCCAGATTATGATTATTTAATTAAGTTATTGAAAAAATAATATAAAGATAAATATATTTTTTATATTAATAATGAGTGGTCCTAATCCAGAAGAAACACATATTGGACGAGTAAAATGGTTTAACAATAAAAACGGGAATGGGTTTATTAGTTTAGCAGATAATGATATTTTTGTCCATCATAGCGGTATCATTGTTTCTAGTGATCAGTATAAATATTTAGTCCAAGGGGAATATGTTTCTTTTAATATTGAGAGATTGAGTTCTGGAAATCACGAAATTCAAGCTACTAATGTTAAAGGAATTAATAATGGTAAATTGATGTGTGAAACTCGTTCTGAAATTTCTGGTATCAGAAGACAAACAAGGCAACAAGGAAACGATACTAGGGAAAATGGGTGGAATGTTGCTGGAAGAAAAAGGAATAGAGTTGTTTCTGTTTAGTT